AAAACGAAAGAAAAAACTAAGAAAAATAATCTAAACTTGGTGGTCGCTGGTATAAATAACACCGTTAAGAAGGAGATACAGAAGTTTGTGATGAACAATTTAAAACAAGGATTAACTAGAGAACGACTTTTGGTTGAACTAGAGATATTCCTTAGAAAACAAAACGTTGTTAGGGCTTCTGCTATTGCAAGAACTGAGATTACTCGTATTATGAACCAAGCATCGATGCTTTGGGCGCAATTACAGCCTACTCCTTTAAAGAAGAAATGGGTGGTAATCTTAGATGGCAAAGAGAGACCTTCGCATAATGCTATGGCCTCCGCTCCTGCTATCTTGCTGAATGAGAAGTTCTTAGTAGGTGGTTCTTTAATGGATGCTCCTGGTGATGTAACCGCACCCGCCCAAGAAGTTGTAAATTGCAGATGTTCTCTTATGTTTGTAAGGGAATGATTTGTAAGTAATTTTTAATTATCTATATTTGCATGAATTGATTTGATTATGAGGGATTACAAGATAAAATCTGATGGTAGCGTAAGCGATGTTGATGTAAAGAAACGCATCGTTACTGGCTATGCCTCTAAGTTCGGAAATATCGACCATCATGGCGATATGATTGTACAAGGAGCATTTAAGAAAACCCTTAAAGAAAGAGGGGTTGATGGTAATAATAGCATTTGGTTTTTACATAACCATAAGACCGAGAATCCTTTGGGTAAACCTCGTGTGTTAAAAGAAGATAGCTTTGGTCTCTATTTTGAGGCTCCTATCGTAGATACTACCATCGGTAACGATGTTCTTAAATTATACGAAGAAGGTTTAATCAATGAGCATTCTATTGGTTTTGCTACTATTAAAGAAAACAAGATTACTAAGTCGTTTAGCGATTATCCGAAGGAGGTATCTGATAATGCTAAGAAGGGTATTCGTTTAAATGAGGAGAATGGTAATAAGTGTGCAACCGATGTTGGTAAGCAACGTGGTCAGCAGTTAGCAAAAGGTGAGGCTGTTTCGGTAGAAACTGTTAAGCGTATGTACTCTTATTTATCTCGTGCTAAGACTTATTACAACCCAGAAGACGAAAAGGCTTGTGGTACTATCTCTTATTTATTATGGGGTGGAATTGCTGGTCTTAACTGGGCTGAAAAGAAGTTAAAGGAAATTGAATCTGAGCAGAAGGCGGATAGTATGGGTAAGTCCTATTATGAGATTCAAGAAGTCAAATTGTTTGAATTTTCAAGCGTACTTTGGGGTGCAAATCCTGGAACTCCTTTTTTAGGATTAAAAAGTTTGGATAATTCACAACTTGTTGATAGATTTGACAAGTTATACAAGCAATTGAAGAACGGAACTGTTTCTGATGAAACAATGCAATTACTTGAAATTGAGTATAACTTTATCAAGACACAGATTGCCCAGTTAATCAAAGAGGAGGAAGAAGTCGTTGAAGACACTTTGGAAACCGAGGATGCAATTGATGAGCAATTGTTTATTGAAGAACAGAAAATGTATTTTTTAAATCAATTAAAAAACTCTTTTAAATAATGGAGGAAGTAAAAAAGTTAGTTGAGGAAGTAAAGAGCGACCTTAACGAAATGATTGCCAAAGGCGTTGGTCGTGAGTTGGAAGGCTTGAATATCGATGAACTTACCAACCAAGTTAAAAACGCTGGCGAAAAATATGCTACTTTGGAGGCCAAGTTGGGCGAAGTAGAGAAAGGTTTGGCTGATGCCATCTTGGATTCTAAGAATCGTGGTGTTGAGGCTAAGGCTGAGAACCGTATGTTGAAATCATTCGAGGAGAATGCTGACCGCTTTAAGGCTTTGGCTAATCGCAGAGATGCTTCTTTCGGTTTGAACTTCAAGGCTGTTGCTGACATGACCTTGCCTGCTAACATTGGTAGCGATTGGGCTTCTAAGATTGCTGGTTTGTCCAACACCATCTTGACTGACCCATTCCGTCAGATTCACTTGCGTGATTTGATGCGTACTTCTGTAATTGAGCAGAATGGCGTATTCAAGTTTGCTAAGAAGACTGGTAGCGAGGGTGGCCCTGCCATTCAAACTGAAGGTGCTTCTAAGGCTCAGGTAGATTACGATTTCACTATCTATGAGGTAACTCCTAAGACTATTGCTGCTTATGCTAAGATTTCTAAGCAAATGTTGCAGCGTTTGTCTTGGTTGCAAACCTTCGTATCCACTCAAATGGTACAGGATTTGTTGGTAGTTGAAGATACTAACTTGTTGGATTATGCTGGTACTTCTTCTTTCTCAGGTTTGTGGGAGAATGCTACCGCTTATACTCCTTCTGGTTCTGTAACTACTGGTTCTAACCGTTGGGATAAGTTGGCTAATGCTGTTGCTCAGTTGAAAGCCGCTCGTTTCGCTCCTAACGCTATCTTGGTTAATCCAATTGATGCTATGGAGTTGTTGATTAATAAGGAAAGTGGTGCTGGTTACTCCTTCCCTTCATTGGTTGCTGGCGCACCTTTGGCTGTTGCTGGTGTACCTGTAATTCAGACTGACATTATCACCGCTAACACCTTCTTGGTAGCTGACCTTAACAAAGGTGCTGAGTTGTTGTTCGAGGATAACATCATGACTGAGTTTGCTTACGAGGATGGAGATAACTTCACTAAGAACTTGGTAACTGTTCGTGTGGAGGAGTCAGTTGCATTGCCAATCTACTTTGGTTCTGCAATGCGTAAAGGCGAGTTCGTTGTAGCGTAACTAAATAGGTTTGAATATGAATTAGTCCTCTTTTCCTAAAAGATTAGAGGACTTTTTCTTAAAATTAAATAATATGGCAAAGGTAAAAGTCAAATCAGTATTTCACGATTTGCTTGAAAACAAGTTGAGAGCAGAGGGTGATGTGTTTGAGTGTACCAATGAAAGAGCAAACGCTTTAAATGAGAAGAATTTGGTTGATGTATTGGAACTTGATAAGCAAGTAGAAGAAACTAGGAGTAAGGATATTAAACCATCTCACATCAAGAAGAAATGAGTTACGAAGTAGAACCTGTAAGAACTGAAGGAATGGATTTGGTCATCATATCTGATGCCCTACCTATCCCTATTACGCTTGCAGAAGTTAAGGCACATCTGAGTGTTGATTTCAACGACCAAGATACTTATTTAGAATCTTTGTTAGCCTCCGCATTTAAAGAGGTTGAGTTGTTTGTGCAAAAAGGATTGAAGACTAAAACTGTAAGACAATCTTATAAATCCATCAACGGAACGGTGGAACTTATGTTTAGCCCAATCCAGAGTATTACAACTGTTAAAGATTTCGATAACGCAGATGTGTCTTACTCTACTTCTTACGACAAAACTAAGATTACAGCATATTCTGCTAAAGGAATCGTAGTTACATTTGTTGGTGGTTTTACTACATTACCTGCTGACTTAAAGTTTGCTATCTTAGACATTGTTGCAGTAGATTTTGATAACTCTGCACAAGACAAGAAGAAGGCAATCATGGAGATTAAGGATAGAATCAGACATTACAGACCTTTCTATGTATAATAAGTTAAAGCGTGTTAAAGGTGTTTTTAAACGCAAGTTGTCAGGTACATCCGATGGTGCAGGTGGTATTTCTGCTTTGACATATTCTACTTACACTACTAATATATACTTTAAAGAAACAAGTTCTTTCTATGGTAACTATGGTGGTATTCGTAATATGCAAGCAGGTCAATTTGCTACTGACCAGTCCTTTGAAGGAGAAATGCGGTATCGTGATGCTTTCATCCCTAAGACAACCGATGTCTTGGAAGTTAATGGCATCGAGTATGCTTTGTCTAATATTATTGACCCTGATTTTAAAAAGCAGAGACTAACTTTTAAAGCAACTAGGAGAGTTGATTAAGGTAAAGATAACAGGTGCTAAGGTTATAGCTAATAAGTTTTCGAGAGCATCTCAAAGACTAGATGATACCAAAAAAATTATTGACCAAGAGGTAGATTTACTTATGTCTAGGTCAAGAAATAAAGCACCAGAGGATACTGGCGCATTAAAGGCTTCTCAGTTTAAGATTCCTCTTAAAAATGATGGTTATGGTTATCGTGTAGGATTTAGAAAGTTTTACGCACCATTCCAAGAGTTTGGAACTCTTAGAAGTTATAAGGCAACTGGTGAATATGCTGAGTTTGACAAGTTTGCCTCCACTTTTAGGGTAAGTCAAGATAAATCTGGAAAAGGTAATAGACCTCGAAGATATTTTTTGCATTTTTACATTATTGCTAGAAAGTCAATTTTAAGAAAGACAGGAACAGTTGTTAAGAATATATTCAAATGATACAGAAGGATTGCGCATACGATTTACGGAAGGCTTATTATAGCGTTTTAACCGCTAGTCCAATAATGGTTGGCGCACATCAGGTTAAAGTATATGATGAGGTTGCTCCTAGTGATGCTGTTGCGCCTTATATCATTTTAGGTATTCAGACATCTGTTGGACTTAGAAGTAAGGACACATTCCAACGAGAGGCTACCATAGAGTTAAACGTATTTAACATCTGGGCTTCAAATGAAGGTGGAAAGAAAATAAATAACGACATAACCAACGCAATTGTCAATAAAGTGCTTACTGGTTCTTCTACCTTTGGCATTCAGCAGTATTTGACAGATTGGCAGGTAATAAATTGTGAATATCAAAGTAATTCTGTAATTTCACAAGTGCCAATGGGTTGGCAAGTAGAAGAAAATGTTATATTTACGCAATTGTTAAATCAATTAAATTGAGAATAAAATGGGATTAGTAAACGGAACTGACCTACGGATTTATGTAGGTACTAAAAAAATAGCGAATGAAACAACTTGTAGTATCGATTTGACTACTGCAATGATTGAAACTTCATCTAAGGATAGCGGTGCATGGATGACACAAATCCCTGGTCGTAAGTCATGGTCTATTACTGCTACTTTGCAGTTGGATTATGCTGATGGCGGTGCTAACTATACTTACGATGAGTTGCTTACTGCTTGGTTAGACCAAACTGCTTTGACTGTTACATTTAAGACTGCATCAGTAGGTGATACTACCTTGACTGGTACTGCTTATTTGGCATCTAAGCCAGTTTCTTCTAGCGACATGGAGATTGTAACTTGTGATATTACTTTGCAAGGCTCAGGTGCTTTGACTAAGAATACTGTAAGTGCTTAATTTTGCTGTTGTTTTTTAGTTTCAAAGGGAGGGGGTTATCTCCCTCCTTTTTTGGTTTAGCAAACAATTAACTTGAAAATATGCGTTCTATAACATTTGAAAACAAAGAATTACATTTTGACTTCACACTAGGTGCAATAAACGATGTGTTTGTCAAAGAACTTGGAGGTAACTTCGATGACCTGATTAACTTTCAGGATATGGCTGATAACCCAAGTAAACTTTTAGAAGTAACTAGAGATATACTATTGAGTGGACATATTTATTACTTGTTCATTAATGGTCAAGAAGAAGAAGGAGATAAGTTACTAGGTAAATTGAGGAGTGCAAGAATGATTGCCTCCAAATGGTTAATGGAAGTAAAGCCTATTACAGTTATTGAATGGGTTACTAAAGATATGATGCCCTCTGACATGGGTCAGCCTTCCGAAGGAGGGGAAGTTGGGGGAAAGTAGAAGTCCAATGGTCTGAAGTCCTTTGCAGGATTTACAAACTAGGACTGAAACCTTGGGAGTGGAAAAGGATGACTTTTGGAGAGTTCTTAGATTATGAATATGGTCAAGAACTTAGGAATGCTGATGATTGGAATAGGGCTAGACATATAATGTGGGCATCTATGGCTTCGATGGGTGGAAATAAAACACCACAACCCACAGAACTTGTTCCTTTATGGATTGACAAGTTAAAGAAAAAGAAAAAGCCTAAAAAGGAAGAATACCTTCCTGATGATGTTGTAAAGAAATGGATTGATAGTTTAGAAAATGGTTGATAATACTAATTTTGGTGTTAATATTAAGGTTGATTCTGAGGAGGCAGCCAGAAAACTCAAAGAGTTATCAAATGCGATGCAAGAGTTTGCTGGTTCGGCCCAGAAAAATTCTAATATTGCAGGCAATTCATTTAGTTCACTAGCATCAACTTTTAAGGGGGCTTTAGGTGCTATGGGTGTTACCCTAGCAGGAATATCATTTTCAAATTTAATTACTGGCGCATTAAAGGCATCAGCAGAATTAGAATCTGCGGCTATATCATTTGAAGTATTTACTGGTAGTGCTGAGGTTGCAAAGCAATTAATGGAGGACTTTAAGGCTGTTGCCATTAAATCTCCAATGCAATTTCAAGATGTAGTTCAAGGAGGTAAAACTCTTATGGCTTATGGAATAACCGCACAGCAAGTTATACCATTAGTTAAAATGCTTGGCGATGTATCAGGAGGTAATGCTGATAAATTTAATCGTTTATCCCTTGCTTTTGGACAAGTAAATGCAGTAGGGAGGTTAATGAGTGCCGAACTAAGACAAATGGTTCAAGCAAACTTTAATCCATTACAAGCAATTGCTAATAAAACTGGTGAATCTATGGATTCTCTTAGTAAAAGGCTTAGGGCAGGTCAAATATCTGTTAGAGAAGTTGCTGAGGCTTTCATGTATGCTACTCAAAAGGGTGGTCAATTTTATGGTAATGCAGAAAAGCAATCACAAAGTTTATTAGGTGCTTACAATAAATTTTCCGAAGGCTTAAAGTTTACCTTAGCAGAAATTGGTGATAATATTGCTAGAACATTTGATTTGAGGGGTGCTGCGGAAACCGCTTCAACAATGTTTGGTTTATTGGCAATAAACTTTAAAAATATAAATGAAGAAGGTGCAAAATCTGCATTTTGGTCAGAATCATTAAAAACTAGCCTTAGGGATGTTGCCTTAGTTTTAGATTTGGCAATTAAAGGATTTATGTTTTTAGGTCAGGTTATTGAAACCATATCTGGGCCTATTGATTCATTGTCAAATGCCTTAGACAACTTTGTTATTTCGGTAGCAGGAACATTTGGAAAAAAAGTTCAAGATACTGTAAAGGGTGCAATTGACTATGTAAATAATTTTGGTAAGGAATCTGAAAAGGTAGCAAAACAAAAGTCTCCTTTTGAAAAGTTAAAAAAAGATTACGAGGCTTTTATAAAGTCATTCAAAGATAAACCATCAGGTATTACTGGAGATGAGGAGACTAAGGCTGAACGTAACAGATTTGCCAAGTTATCCCAATTAGCAAGAGAAGGTTATACTGAGGTAAATAAGCACGTTAGAAGTGGATTCCAAACTAGGCTAGAGATATTCGATGAGTATGCTAGGGAAGAACTAAGGAAATATAAAGAACTTGGTATCAACACTTCTAACATAGAGAAAAACCAATTTAAGTATCGCCAACAAGTTGCCATGATGGAGACCGCTAAATTGACTTCAATTGTCAATAAAGGGTTTTCATTAGATAACATTAGGAGAAGTCTATCGGAAATGGTAGATGTTCAGGTTAGGCAATTTGAGCGTATTGGCAATGTAATCAAAACTAATATTTTTGGTCATCAGGCTGGCCCTGCTGGTGGATTAAGGTTAGAGCAATTAAGTGATAATCTTAAGGCTCAAACAGGGTATATGACTGCTGCAATTTCAGAAAGCGAAAGTGCATTAGCTACCTATGGCGCATCTATGTTTGCCGCTCAACAAGACTTTAAGATGAATATCCTTAGTGGATTTGGTGAAATGGCAGGTGGTCTAATGAGTGGTGCTATCAAGCTGAAAGATGGCTTTGATTTCATGATTAGAATGCTATTAAATGCTGCTGGTGATTTCTTAATTCAGGCTGGTACTACTGCTATTAAATTAGGGCTAGCCAAGTCAGCCATTGAGGCATCGTTATCTGCACTTGGGCCTGCTGCAATCCCAGTTGGTGTTGCGGCAATCGCTGCTGGTACAGCCTTAAAGAACATGGCTAAGAATATGGTTGGTGATACTGCACAAGGCATTAATAATGCAACTAAAGGTATTGTAGGTGCATCTGGTAGAACAACTGGCGCATCTTTTGCTTATGGAGGTGCATCTTATGCAACACAAAGTATTAAATTGCAAATAGATTTAACTGGTGCTATTACCGCATCACCAACAGGATATAATATTAACAAATCATTAGAAACAGTACTTAGGGTTACCGGTAGAGAATAATGACAGGATACGGAACTATTTATCGATTTGAGTTTGATGCTACTTGCAAGCCATTTTCTGACCAAGCATTAAATGTTACTAAATGTAAAGTCCTTATTTTAAAGAAGGCTTACACAGGTGCAATAACTGATATTCCTCATGGACAAGTTAGTCCTGTTGTTATTGATTACCCTACTGCCGATGACGATGTGTTCTACCCATTAAAAGGTAGTACTTTATCATTTATGGTGCTTGGTGGTGCTATTAATATGGATTCCTTGATTTCTGAGGATGAAAATGAGTACTTCTTAGAGTATTATCGTGATGATGTTTTATTCTGGAGTGGTTTTGTTAGCCCAGAGTTGTGTGAGGAGGATATATTCTTAAAATACCCTGCAATCGAGTTTAAAACCATTGATGGCCTTGGAACACTTAAAGACAAAGATTTAACGCTAAATCAAAAGTATCCAAAGGGTATCAATTCTTTACTTAATATCTTACAGACTGCATTGAACTTGATTGGGTATAACTACCCATTAAACGTTTTATGTAAGACCTTTAACCTTAATATTTCTAAGACTGATTATAGTACACCACTAGAACAGACTTACGTTTATACTGCTGGTCTGCAAGACAAGAACTTTAACTTTAAGGATAATCTAGATATTATCGTAAATATCTGTAACACCTTTAATTCTATTATATATCAGAATTATGGCAACTGGTATTTTGTTAAACCAAAGGATTTAGCATTTGGTGTTAATGAGGCGTCAATCTTTTCTACGAGTGGTGTGTTGAATACTTCATCTAAGAAGGCTATTCCTACATTAAACCATGGCACAGACTTTTTGATTATTGCTGAACCAAAGCGTAGTATTAGAAGGTTTTATAAGCAAGTTGAGATTGAATACCAAAGAGGTGATTCTAAGTTTATCAATGGTAACTTTAATTTGTGGACTGGAACAGTTACTGAGATACCTTACACCTCTACCTTAGATTTAAACGTAGGAACTCCTACTGAAACTGACTTCAAGGACTTCCTTAAATCTTTCCTAGGAACGCCTAAAAGTTATTGCCTATATGATTCTACATTTAATAGGTATTTCTTGGGTCTAACGTCAAGCAATGCAGGGCAAGGAGCATTAATTAGCCAAAAGTCTGTATCGGTTAATTGGGGTGAAGGATTTACCTTTAGTGTTAAAACTATTACATCTAATCCTAGTTTTAGTCTTGCTGTTACAATCCCTTTGGTTTTAGGAAACCAGACATTTTGGTATAATTTCGACACAGGACAATGGCAGAATAGTGAGTATATCTATACGAGTGCTGATTATCCTGATGGTGTTAGTGAGTTGCCAGTATTTACCTTTGATTTTCCTTTTCCAGAGGCATTGGTAGATTATGATGTTTATAAGTTTAAGGACTATAAGGTTGGCTTTAACTTATACGCTGCGCCTCGTAGTGGTTTTACTGGTAATCAAACCATCTATGAGCAAGTATTACTGAATGGTAATGGTAATTACTATAATGGCATATTTGGCACGCCTCCACTAACTGGTACTAAGCAAAGTGAATCTTATATTGACAGGTATATCCTTACTAATCCAAAGTTATCTACTATCATTCCAGATAAAAAAGTGGTTTACTTTGGAGATAAACAAGAACCCTTAAATGGAAACCTCTATTGGAGTGATGATAATTACTCTCATCTACATTATTTGTATAGTGGCGATTACTTTCCTACTGTGGTTAAAACATGGTACGAGAGAAACGAGTATGACCCATCGTATCCAAATGATGGTGTGTACGGTATTAACGAACTTAATGCTCGTAATATCCTGAATCAATATTCTGATTACCGCAACATATTTAAAGGTACAATTATAGGTAAGAACTTGCAATATGGTGCTATCTATCAATTCCCTGTTCAAGGTGCATTGGCTGACAAGAAATTCTGGCCTCTATCAATGCGTATCAATGAGCGTGATTGCACCGCAGATGTTGTGTTTATTGAACTAAGCCCTAACGAGATTACTGCACAGATGACATTAGAAAGGTTTGACACAAACAACAACCTTGTTTCCTCATCTATAAGTGAGAGTAAAAAAAAAATCGTAATGGGGTAGGTACTGACTTAGGTCAGGCTGGTTCTACTTCAACTATATTCCAGAAATTCGTGGCATTCTTTATGGATGACTTTAGACCTTGATGTTATGGCAAGAGAAATAGGCTATTTTAAATATGTAAGTCGTACCAAGATAGAGATGTATGGTAGCGGAGATTTTGGTTCTAACGAGGATAATGGTTACATCTATGGTTGGAGTGAAACACTAACTAATTTCAGGCTCAGGGCTTACCTAAAGACCTTTACTAATGCCTCCACTACATCTAAGGCTGGTATCCAGTTTAGAATCATGGCTAAGTCAAACGTAGCCTTTGTGGGCATGATGGTTGATGGGTCTAACAACATTGAGATATATCGTAGGCCGATAACCGATGACATCGTGGTAACCTCTTTTAGCACCGCTATTGGGCAACATGAAGGTATTTGGTTTGAGATGGTTAAAGTAGGTAACACCATAACATTCAAGTATTCCCTAGATGCAGAAACCACTTTACCAAGTGCAATAAATTGGGTAACTTTGGATAGTAGCGTAGATGACACCGATGCTTGGGCAACCTTAGAAAAACATTTGTGTGTTTCAAGTGGTACTGACAACGTAAATTTGGCTTATTTTACAAACGTTTATACAGAGGACTGCTGGATTAGCCCAGTAGGCCAAAAAGAAGATTAAGATGGCAGTTAAAGTATTAAGAGTATTTCAAGAGTTTACTTCGGCAGGTTATGTACCTATGCCGATTGCTGGGAACATAGATTATGGTGTTACTGTTGCTAACACTTTCCCTGCTACTACTCCTGCGACCTTCCAGACCGATGACCCAGATATTGAAGTAGATGTTACCGAGGTAACCGACTTTTATGTTTGGATTCGTTCTCATGGTACTGCTTGGAATTACCTATATACTCGTAACGTTAGGGTTTACCCTGATTCCCCTTCCATTAACAATGTGGTTATGGGGATTATTATTGCCAGATTAAGCGATGCTGTACCTTATACAGGTGCTACTCAGGATACGGACTTAGGTGAGTTTGGATTAAAGGCTGGGTGGTTAGGATTAGACCTTACACCTACTAATACTCCTACTGATGCAGGTACGATGTCTTGGAATGACCAAGATGGTACTGCTAACTTAATTTTAAAAGGTGGTAATGTTACCTTACAGATAGGTCAAGAACAGGTTACTCGTGTTGTAAATAAGACAGGCTCAAGTTTATTAGAGGCAAACTATCAAGCGGTAAGAATTAGTGGCGCACAAGGCAACAGATTAAAGGTGGCCTTAGCACAAGCCAATAACGATGCTAATAGTGCAGAAACATTAGGTATTGTAACAGAGACCATACTAAATAACGAGGAAGGTTTTATTACAACATCTGGTTTAGTTAGAGGTATTGACACCACAGGTACAATACAGGGTGAAACTTGGGCAGATGGTGATATGTTGTATCTGAGTGGTACAACTGCTGGTCAATTAACCAACGTTAAACCACAAGCACCTATCCATACCGTTATCATGGGTTATGTGGTTAGAGCGCACGCTACTCAGGGTCAAATCTATGTAAAAGTAGATAATGGGTATGAGTTAGATGAGTTGCACAACGTTAAGATTACCACTCCTACCGACAAGGACTTCCTTATTTACGATGGTACTAATCAGTATTGGAAGAATAGGGATTTGTTTGGTACTACTGGGTATTTACCTGTTTATGACACCACATCCTTATTAAAAGATTCAATTATTTATACTAATGGTACTGCTATTGGTATTGGTACAAACGTTTTACAATCTGGTGCAGTTGCTACCTTTGGTGATGTTGCTCATTTTACTGAGAATATATCGTTAGCTGATTCTAAGGGTATCGTTTCTGGTGGTGTTAATATGCTGTCAAGAAACAATCTAAACAATCAGATTATCATTGGCGCAGATGGTGGTATAAACGACAATGTTGCATTTTACGCTGGTGATTTAGAGCGTATGCGATTGCTTGCTAATGGACGATTGGCTATTAATAAGACAACTGCATCATACCAAGTAGATGTCCAAGGAGATGTCAATGTAAGTGGTGCATTTAGGGTAAATGGAACGATTATTCCCAATGGTACGGTTACATCGGTGGCCATGAGTGTACCTACTGGATTGGTTATTTCAGGTTCACCGATTACATCAAGCGGAACGTTAGCAGTAACCTATGCGGTTAATTATGGCATTCCTACCTTAACCAAGCAAAGCGATTGGGATGATGCCTATACTTGGGTAACTAACTTTCCAGACCAATTAGGTAATTCAGGTAAATTCTTGACTACCAACGGAAGTGCATTATCGTGGGCTTCTTTGGTTACTGGTGTTTCCTCGGTATTCGGTAGAACTGGGTCGGTTGTTGCTCAATCAGGGGATTACACAACAGCACAAGTAACAGAATCAGGAAACCTTTATTACACCGATGCAAGGGCAAGGGCTTCCTTGTCTTTTGCCGCAGGTTCAGGTGCTTACAATAGTACTACTGGTGTAATTACGATTCCTACCAATACCAATCAATTAACCAATGGTGCATCGTTTATAACCTTGGCTTCTTTAAGTGCCTCTGCACCTTTGTCTTATAACAACGGAACTGGTGCTTTCAGTATTAGCCAAGCAAGTGGTTCAACCAATGGTTTCCTTTCATCTACCGATTGGAATACGTTTAACAACAAGCAAAATGCTTTGGGATATACGCCAGTTCCTACTACAAGAACATTGACCATCAATGGTACTTCTTACGATTTAAGTGTAGATAGGAGTTGGACGATTTCCGCAGGATTAAGCGGTTCAGGTACGACTAATTATGTTGCCAAGTTTACTGGAAGTACATCAATTGGTAATAGTTTGATTTATGATAATGGTACTAACGTTGGAATTGGTACTACTTCTCCTGCATTAAAATTAGATGTTGTTTCAGCTTCTCAATGGGATGGTATTAGAGTATATAATACAACTGCATCACAAGGTGCTGACATTCGTGTAGGTAATGATATAAATAATAACTTAGGATTTTTAAGGGTTGGTGGTTCTGCATCAGGAGGTAATAATCAAAATACATTAATGTTAGGTACTGGTGGTGGTTATACTATCCATATTGCACCTAATGGTACTCCTGCTATTACTGCATTAAATGGAGGAAATGTAGGTATTGGTACAACAACTCCTGATTTTTTACTTGATGTAGTTCGTACAACAACTGGAACTGTTGCAACATTTGGCATAGAAGGTCAAACCATAAACCCTCGTTTGCGTATTGATGCCGATGAATCTAATAACACTATAACGTTAAATCCTAATTATAGTGGAGCAACATCACCTTCTCTTGTGTTTAAAACTCAAGAGATTGAGCGTATGCGTATTACATCTACTGGCAACGTATCCATCGGCAACACCAACAATACCTATAAGTTGGATGTGAATAATGTTGGTGCAGGAGTAGCAAATACAAGAATTTATGGTAATGACCAAGCAAACGTTAGATTAAGATTAGAAAACGCTGGTGCAGGAGGTAGGACTTATGAAATTGTAGGTGGATTGGCAGGTGCTAACAATTCGAGTTTCTCTATTTTTGATGCTACTGCATCATCTACAAGATTGCAAATTGATTCCAC